GATGAGCGTGGATCAATAACATTGCCTTCCACAAAATCCAGACGCCAGAAACCACAAAACCCCTGACTTCTTTCGAAATCAGGGGTTTTGGTTACATCGAATTTGGCGGTGAAGGAGAGATTCGAAACTACCCGTGAGCGTTTTTTCGGACCCGCTCCCCCGGTTTACAAGGGCTGCAGCCTTCCTGCGTGCACAGAATCTGTCCCAGCGTAGTCCCAGAGGTAAAACGCACCAGGTTGCAGAATAGGGTCGTTGCAGGCGTTTTCCGCGTTTTATGTTGAGCCACGGGAAAAAGGTAATTTTGGTAATGAGCTGTCGAAACAAGAACAAAAGCCAATGAAATCAGGTAGTTAAGTTAGTTTTATAGAGGTAATAATAAGGTAAGTAAATGGTTATAAAATTACCTTCGGTACAAGTAATGAACATCCCCTACCAACCCCAGTAAAATAAGGACTTGAGCAAAATATTACCCTTACCCTTACCTTAAATTACCCTCTGAGGTAATTGGTGAAAGCCACTGTCTATAAGGGTTCCAGCCCGATTTGATCTAGCGCTTACTAAAATTACCCTTTTCCCGCCCCACGTCTGAAAAATGGCCATGCGTCGCCCGTTTTGGTGTTCCTTTCACGCCCTCTAAATCTGTACTAAATGTCGGAAAACTCATGGTGATGTTGTGCAACGCAGCAGAACACCGGAGAACCCCACGGGCTGGGGCTCCCAGCTATTTTGCAATTGGGCTGGACGGCCATTGATTCGCACCTGGTGTGAACCGTTCAAAAAACGAAAACTCCCTCTGCTGCTGGTTTTCGCAACCGTAGCCCCTGTAAACCGGGCATCACACTCCCCTGACCAAATCGCCGCCGTCCCATACTGATGTGCAAGACCGCTGCACTTTTTTGCAAAACCTTGCACTCCGTGCAATTGCGAAACAGCCCACAAACCCAGCAGCCGGCCTGGGCGGAGCCACGGTTTGCACTACCACCCTCGTTTGCACAAAAAAGGGACACAAAGCCCGTTGGCGGGAGGGGGATAAGTGCTTTTTTGAGCGATTTTTTCTTTGCTGGATGATTTTCGGCTTTGGCTTTACCACTATCTCCCAGCTTCTTATCGGACGGATGTAGCCAAGCGACGGCGATCGATATACTGTTTATTTATACAGCTATCGACGACGTTTTTTGGGAGGTGTGATGATCGAGAGGAATGTTGAGGCGCCGCCTGAGAAGGCGATCGCACTAGAACAATGGAAAGTGTTGCTACACGACGAGCCCGCATTACTCAAAGCACCTGGTGCTCATCACAAGGCCCTTTTGTCCTTGGCCCATGCGCTGTACAAAAGAGGGGAAATCGACACCGATGATCTCAGCGACTTACTAGAGCAGGCGGACGGCGCGTTAGCTTATGCAATCGAATCACTTCTCGACATTGATCAAGACGAATAGGTGACCAAATGCATGTGCTGGTTACCCCAATGCGGTCACGTGGTGTCCCAATGGATGCCAAAGCGCGGCGCCGCTACCCCGCCATCAGAGGCAATGTCCTGGTTAGTTCCACGATCTGCAAAGAGCTGGGCAGAGCCTCAAACATCGCCCGAGTGGAAGTGGGAATGCCACTCGACCCGGATCCCTTGCCGCCACTGCTAGATGCTACTCTCGCAGGTATGGCTGTAACCGGTTTCGTTCTGAGTGGTATCGAGTACATTGATGGTTGCGCTTATGCACAATCTTGGTGGTGTCGCTTAGAATAGACACTCCAATTTAAACATAATAAGGATAGGCAAGGAATGTCTGAAACAAAAGTTAGAAGCGAATGCACAAGATGTCAAAGAACTACAAACCAAGAGGTTCAAGGCTCGCATTTTTTTGAGGGCAACCCCGAGGACTACCATTACACTGAGACCCACGAAATAATAAAGTGTTGCGGTTGTGATTTTGTTTCATTCAGAAGAGTAATTAAAGATATTGAGGCCGCATATTTTATAGACGAGCACGAAGAATGGGTCGTACCTACAGACACTTTTATTTACCCCAAAGCCAGCATAGCGAAATTAGATGGAGATAAGCTTCCTGATATAGTGGGCTCTATTTACTCTGAAGTGTGTACCGCTTTCGAGGCTGGCTCATTAACACTGGCAGGCATAGGGCTACGGGCAACGATTGAAGCCATCTGCAATGATCTAGAAGTAACAGGCAGAGATTTAAACTCAAGAATCAACAGTCTTGCGAGCAAGGGCTTTATATCAAAAAAAGATTCAGTCAGACTTCACTCAATCCGATTTATGGGCAATGATGCAGCCCATGAAATAATAACGCCAAGCAAAAAATCATTGCAAGCAGCACTTGTTATTATTGAACACCTAATCACAACAGTCTATCTACTCGATAAAGATTCAAAAAAGCACCTACAGCTTCTAATTGAAGAATACATGGACTTTGAGAAATTACTACTATCAAAACTAAATGATTACAAAGCCGGGGATGAATATCCGCTAGCTAAATATCTAGGTAAAGATATGAGGCTGATCGCAGGAAACTTAAAAAAAATCACATCAGAACTAAACAGGAAAATTGGAAAAAAGGAATTCACAGCCTTGTCGTTTGGCAAAGATGACAAATTTATGGGATCAGACGAAACCCTCCTTCACTATGTCGTAACGTAATTAACCTTTGCTGCGTCCCATGACAAACCTACCACCTACCACGCGGCTGGCTAGAGAACAAATTCATGCACTATGAAAAGAAGTGGCTCTATAAAACATCAAAGCAAAAGATGCTGGCAAATGCAGCACTGGCCATAGTCGCATTAACTGCAATACTTTTACTGTTGTACATTCATGCCCCCCATGATTTTTGGTGGCCCATAAAATTCATTGACATCATAAATGTCATTGCCCAGCTAGCAACAGCAGCTGCTTTTTTTCTAGCCATCTACCAATACAAAAAAAACAGCGACTCGGAAAGACAAAAAGTTTTAATAGATGAGGCGAGAACTCTCATCACAAAAATGAAAACAATTTCTGAGTCCTTCTCAGGAATCGAAGGGCCGTCTCGAAAGCAGGCAATGTCATTCATGAATGACATGACGAGTCACGCCGGAAATTTCAATGCGATCTTTGCGGCATTAAACGAGGGAATTCACAAAGCCATTATCAGGATGCATTGGCAAGACATGTATTTCAAGGAGCTTCACAACGCAACCCAATACTTTAACGCTACAATTGATATCACCAAATTTAAAGTTCACCAAACAGAGTACTTAAAAGCCCTTTCAAAATTCAGCTCTTTGGAAAACAAAAACGGGCCCACCCCTATTTTCTCCAACTACATAATGCTGCAATACATAATTAACATTAGTTTCATCAAAGAAAAAATTCAAATAGACAACGACGACCACTTAACATTATATCTTTTTGAGAAAACCTTCCTTGATAACGACGCCCTCAAAGACCACCTATTTGGGTGTCTGAATTATATTGATATACGAGTACGCGCACCTCTAATTGCCGTTATAAATGAGCGGTATTCGATACAACCTCAAACACGCGACTCACAGGCATACAAAGCCTTTTATCCTATTCCAGCTTAGTTACAACGTAATGAGTTTTAGCTTATTTGACAGAAAATTTGCTTGAGTAGCTTTAGCCATGAATGCCGCCGCATCGGCCGGGCTTGGTGTTGGCCCAGGTACGTGCGTGTGTGCTGCCAGTTGGGTGTTCATCTGCTGCAGCAGATCAAGCATGTCGCACACCACCTGGAACAGGTTCACACCGCTCGACCCTATCCAGTTCTTCGGTGCCTGCAATTGCTGGCTGACCCCGGCCACGCTGTTGCGCAAGCCCTGAATCTTCTCCTGCATGTCGCCACCGACCGTGGCGTTGTGCTTCTGCCCCACCACCAGGTTCAGGTCGCGGCCGGTGGCCTGGTGCAAGTCGTCCACCGCCGCCAGACTCGCTGATCCGCCCGACAGCAGCTTGAGTGCGCCCAGTGCCTCGATCTTCTTGATGCCGCCCACTGACTCGGTCGAATGGTCGTCCACTGTCCTCGTGTGATTCTGGAAGGTCTCGGTGTTGTCCAGGGCTTCGACTTCGCGTTCGATCGCCTTGTCCTGGATCTTGCCATCCGTCTGGCGCAACCAATTGCCATCGGCGTCGACGCGCTGCTGGCAGGCTTCGCTGTGCTGCCAGACCTGGTCGCCTTTCGGCACCCGGGGCAGGCTCAGGCCGTGCGGCAAAATTTGCGTGATGAATGGCTTGCTCGGCAGGCCATAGGCGAAGCTGACCACCACGGTAGTGCCCTCCTCCGGAAAGCCGAACATGCCGGCCTCTTGTCCGCCCATCGGCGCCGGCAATGGCAGGCTGCTCAGGATCGGCAGATCCGGATCCGGCTCGCCATCGGGCAACAGCACTTCGACATCGACGCCAAAGCGCGGCCGGAAGTCGTCGCACAGCCCGGACGCCGCCGGCGCATCCGGTACCGCGACCACACGGCCAAAGCGCGGCAGGTGATAACCGCCACTGAGTTCAGGGAATTGGCGCGCTACGCTGCGCCGGATTGCGTCATCCATTTGATCGCCATTTGATTGCCGGCAAGGGTCACACTGGTGATCCGCTCGCCCTGGTTGATGGTTGCACCTGGTCGAAGCCCTGGAAGGGGCGCGATCATGGCGCTCTGATTGCCCTGGTAACCGTCGAACAGTTCGATGGGCAGCTGCAGCGCAGGACGGGTGCCGAAAAAGCTGTCGACCCAACTGCCCACAAACACCTCGCCGTCGCCCTGCTGTTGCCAGATAAAGTCGGGGATGCTGAACACACTGGCCAGACTGTCCATGGCCAGATAGCCCGCCGCCAAGCTGTAGAAGAATGGAGCCTTAACCTTGGCATAGGCCTTGTCCGGGATCCGGAATCTCAGCCCGGTCTTGTCGCTGATCTCGGCCAGCACCGCCTGCAGGTCGACGTGCCGCAGGTTCAGGGGCAAGGGGTTGGCCAAAATCGAGGCCAGCTCACGGCAGGCCACCAACTGTTGGGTGCTGTTGGCAGCGGTCGAGCGCTCGACATAGCCAAGGAAGTGGCGCTGCAACGTGCGCTCGTTGTAGCCGATATCCAGCGTCACCAACCCTTTCAGCGACTCGCCCGCCTGTACCGTGAACGTCGCTCGGCCAGGGCTTTTGATGTCCAGGCGCACTTCGTCCTTGATCAGCGGGTAGACCTGGCCGGCGATCGTCAAAACCTTATGCAGCTTCATGTTTTCGGCGCCAGGTAGTCGTCCAGCTTTTTGAGGGTCTTTTCAAAGCCGCTCAACTCCTGACCGCTGCCGGATTCGCCGGCGGCACCTGATCCACCCACCGCTTGGCCCGGGGCAGACTGCGAGCTGACGCCATTCGCTGCCCGCCGCTGCTCGACCTTCTCGGGGTTTGAGGCCTTTTCCGACAGGGTGAACTGGACCAGCCAAGCGGCCAGGGTGTCGTCCTCCCGGGCGCTGACACCGTCCGAAAACTGCACCTCGCGGATGCCGAACGCAGCGGCGGTGTCGTTGACGATTCGGTACATTTTGAGCTGGCCACCGCTCGCCGTGGCTTCCGCCAGGCGCATCAGCGTGCGCAGCTGCGTCCCGTCGACAAAAGGGATCATCAGCGACACGGCCAAGGTTTTGGGCTTGAAACCCTTGTGCGCGGTCTGGGTGTTGCTGGTCTGCCCCGACAGGTCATCGCTCTCAATCCGCAGATTGGCGGTGATCTTCATCTTCTTGCCCAGGACCTGTTCGCCATCGAGTAAAAGGGTCATAGGCCGACCAACTCCCGGACAAAGCTCAACCCTTCCAGCGAGCCCACCAACAGCACGCCTGCGGACAGCACCCATTCGTGACCTGGTGCTTCACCCTCGAGCAGCGATCGGCGCAGCTCGTTGACGTCACCGGGGCCGATCAGTCGGGCGCGCATACTGGTGTCCGCGGAACCGCCGGCCAGCAACGCCTTGAGGTCATTCAACTGCTGATCACGGCCCTCCTGCTGGGCCGCTTTGCGCGTTGCCAACGCGGCGAGATCGCTCATCGGTGAGCTGTCGGCCGCGTAGCTTTCCAGCACCGCCAACTGGCCAGCCATGGATTGCTTTGCGGCTTTGACTACGGTGCAGCGCTCGAGCGGCAGCGATTGCCAACGCGGCAATGGGCCAGAGCTGGGAATCTCCCACTTTTCCGTTTCCAGCGTCGACA